TCTCTAATTCAAGAAATTTTTCTGCCTTACCTTTTTTAAGAGCATCTACTTCTCTTTGATCTCTCGTTTTTTCATCTGCAGCAAGTTCTTTATCTGCAACTAATTCTGCTGCTAATGCATCACCTATTGCTTGTAAAGTATTATTGACTGAAATAATACCCTTATTAAGTTCAGTAAATTTCTCTACGCTTATTCCACCAACATTAGATTCTATATTATCAACTCTCTTTTCTAATCCAATAACTCTTGCTAATGTTTTTTTCTGCAATCCAAAAGACTTTGACATTACACCATGAGAAACACCCCCAGATGAAGATTTCTCGCCTGGTGGTGTTGGTAATTTATCTTTAATGTCAGCCATTTTGTTGCTGTGCTTTTAAATTCTCATCCTCAATATGCTGTCTCAATAAACTAATGTATATTTCCCGTTCCCACGGGATCATATTTTCAATATCACTCAAACTATATTTATGATGCTGCATGAGAGCGAAGTTAATCCTGTAGTATGATACAAGATCTTCATGCAACATCGCTAGTTGAAAAAAGCTGCTAACCCTTCCAATTTAATATTATTCTCTACTTTAGTATTAGGATTAGTAACAGTAAATTCATGACTAAGTTTAGGCATAGTAACAAAGAACTTCTCCAATGCTTTAAACTGTTTAGATCCTAAACCTTCTAGAAACTCAACCATTTCCTTCTTAGTAAAATCTGCCCCAGTCCAAGTCTCATCTTCATTAAAAACCATATCAACACAACCAGCAATCATATCAATAGACTGCTCAAACCCAACACCATCTACGGCAAAGTTCTCTTTAATAAACTGATCAAGTGAAGGATACTTCATCCTCATAGTTAGTTTCTCATCCAATTTTATATCTTTATCATGTTCTGGATCAAATGTAACATTAATCGAATCTAAGTCTACAGTAACTGGAACTTGGGTTTCCCCATCATCATTACAAGTTACTAATACTTCTACTGTTTCACCTACAGACTTACCCCTAACATTAAGGAACAAATATTCAATATCAAAAGTAGATAACTTATCAATCTTAATCCCTCTAGTAATAATACAATTTCCTAGAACCTGTTTAACTGCTCTAGCAATATCTTGTATATCATTACTTTCCATAGCAATGACAAGAATCTTTTCTTCTTTAACCAAGAATGGTCTATACTTAATCTTCTTATTAGATGAAGGAATCACCAACTCATAAGTTGGTGCATTAATCTTAGGTAGTGGCATCAGTTTTTCCTTTAATTATACCACATAGGTAAGCTATTGTGGATTTGAATGCATTGCCATCCAACTCTTCAAACATAAACATATTCAAACGAAATGCATAGTTTGCTTCTGAAACGATAGCAGAGACCTGTGATTCTGTCACAGGCAGTGTATTTAGTGTAGCACGATAGTTATTTTTAAACTCCTTCTTATTTTCTATCAAGGGAAAATCATAGAAGTCCAAACCACCATCGTCTAACTTGAGTGCGTTGAAAGCAATATTTCTAAGTATCTGACCTCCAGACAAATCACCAAGATAACGAGTGTAATGATGACCCACAAGAAGTTCAACCTCGTCATGTGCTACCTCACGAATACGGTTAACATATTGTTGACATGCTTCAGTAGGGTAGATAGTCTTTCTCCAATCCTGTCCAAAGAAATACTCACAGTCTTTTGCTAAAGCATCATGTCTATTAAGTTCTTTTATATTAAGAGGTCCAACATAAGAATTATCCTTTAGTCGTTTAACCTCTGTCTCCATCGCTTGATAGATGAAGTAGTAGTTAGCAACGAGTTGCCTATACTTATCTCTATTCACTACTCCACGAAGGAATGATGAAACAAACTTTGTGTTCTCTGCTGCTGAGTGAGACTGTTTAGTCCCTGATTTCAAATCTTGTGCGAGTCCCATATACAAGTATTCACTGATTTATATATTATAGCATATTTACTCTTCAGAATCAGCAGAGTTATTTTTATTCGCTAAAGCAATTTGTTCAGATGCACTTGGTTGACCACCTGGACCCCATTCATTTGCCTCTGACTCATATGAAGTTTCATATGTTTCACCAACTTCTGCTGAAGTATCGGTACTCTTAACAGGATCATTACCAATACTAGTTCCTGTATCTACTTCTTTGTATGCAGAATTAAATACTCTGCGATCCAAAGAATTTATTGGACCAAAGAAATATCTATCATAAGTAAAGGTTACCTGACATTCAAGCACATTATTTCCATCATAAGAAACAGGCATTGAAGATACAGCAACTGGAAAAGCATTCAAGAAAGTATATTCAACACTTCTAAAATGGTCTTTATTAAATTTTTGTATTCTTATAGTATCTACTTTATATTCTTCAGGATACTGCATTCTATGATAATATGCAATATGAGTCCTATCTATTTGATCACTTTCAGAACCGTAATGAGATCCAGACGCAATAAATTCATGCCATAACTCAAAGAATTCCAATGCCCTATAATCACTATCAACATAGAATGTAAAGGTTGCATCAGTAAATACTCTGGTATGAGCCATCTTTTCAACTATACCCATCCTCTGACCTTCAACTTGTGAAGTAGCAAAAGAAGTTGCAGGTAATTCAGCACTATTACATAACAATCCAAGATCTCTACTAATAAAGAAATTACTAACTCTAGGCGACTTAGAAGTAATATAACCTCTCAGTCTTTTCATTGAACCAAACCCATTAAAGAACACCTCATAATGGTTTGTAGTAGCAACCTTTTGGAATAGACTACGAATTCGTTCAGTTTTTTTTACTCTTGGGTAAGCTGGCACAATAAATACCTAACGGGATCTTATACGATATATGGCTCGTTCAGGAAAGTTTAGACCTTCTAATATAAAAAAGTATAGAGGGGACTATCGTAACATTATTTATCGTAGTTCTTGGGAAAAAGTCTTTATGGCATATTGTGACAAGAACGATAACATAATTGAGTGGGGTAGCGAAGAAGTTATTATACCTTACAGGTCACCACTTGACGGTGGATTACATAGATATTTTCCTGACTTTTATGTTAAAGTAAAAGATAAATCAGGAGTACCTAAGAAATATATTATTGAAATAAAACCTAAAAGACAATGCATTGAACCAAAGATCCAGAAAACTAAAAATAGAAAGTATGTAAGAGAAGTGATGGAGTATGCTAAAAACCAAGCAAAATGGGGTGCAGCAAAAGAATTCTGCAAAGACAGAATGATGGAGTTCAAAATACTAACGGAGGATAACTTAGGTGTCTAGACTACAGCCAATTGTAGATAAAATGACTGGATTGCGAGATTCAGAAGAAATTATGCTGGAAGTTTTAGATGCTATACAAGATACTAAAACTATCATGCCAGAAGAAGGTGGTTTCTATACCTTTGTATATCTACCAAAGACTCCTATGATTGAATATGATGAATTTCCTTTGATAGCATGTATGGAATTAAAACGATGGGGATTTAGAGGATTTAACTATCATTGGAACACAATGAGAAATTATACATGGGCAGAAGTTGTTGGAGAATTTCATGAACTATCAGTTAGTGAGTTAAAAGATGCAAGAAGACTGTCATATGCCAAATTCAAGCTAAATACATAAAAAGAGACTACAATAGTGCCAGCTAATCTCGGAAAAATACAAAGATATCCAGAGGATTTGATTGATCACAAAAGTGATTACTTTCAAATCGAAGTTTTAAAGCAACAAAAATCTGATAAAAAAGGTTTTGCTGCTCTTGGTGATATTAAAGAAACAGTCACCGAAACTGAAGGTACTGACGGAAAGAAAATAAAAAAAACTAAAACTTCAGGAGGATTTAATACATTTACAGGAGACTTAGCAACTGGACAAACCACACAAGCAAGTGATAAGTATGATAAGTTACCAGTTAGTAGTGTTATTATTTTACCCATACCACAAAATATAAAGGATAGTAATGGAGCTAGTTGGGGTGAGAGTAAACTAAATGATTTTGCTGCCTGGGGTCTTAATAAAGTTGGAGATGCGATGAATTCAGAAACTGGGATGGAACTATTAAAGAGTCCTGGTTCTTCTTTTAGCGAAATAAAAGATGCTGCTATTGGTACTAGAGGAGGTGCTATTGCAAATTATGGAAAACTGGTAATGGCTGCTTCTGCGGCTAATGCTCTTGGTGCAAATGTTACTATAGGAGGACTACTATCAAGGGTTAGTGGTCAAGTTATTAACCAAAACCTTGAAATGGTGTTTAGTGGTGTTACAGTAAGATCTTTTAATTTTGGGTGGGATTTAGTTCCTAGAAGTATTGATGAAGCACAAGTAGTTAAAAAAATACTAAGAACTCTTAAATTAGCAAGTTCAGCAAAAATGCATAAAGATAACTTAGGATTCTTAAATGCTCCTGATATATTCAGAATAAAATATATGAAAGGTGGTAAAGCACATCCATTTCTTAATAGATTTAAATCATGTGCTCTAGAAAGTATAAATGTTAACTATACAGGAAGTGGAACATATGCAACTTATCCTGATGGAACACCAGTTCATATGAAAATGGATTTAACTTTTAAAGAACTTAATCCAATATATGCTGAAGATCACGAAAAAGTAGCAGATGGAGGATTCTACTAATGTCTAAGCACTATTTTAGAAATTTACCAAATATTAGCTACAAAAATCCCCTAGTTTCTAGTGTTACTAGAAACAATAGAATTGATGTAAAAAATATGTTTTTGAGAGCAAAACTTAAAGATGCAATATATTCTGACTTAACTTTCCTACAAAGTTATACAATCAAAGAAGGAATGAGACCTGATACTGTTGCTGAAGAAATTTATGGAAATTCAGAATTAGATTGGATTATATTAATTACTGCAAATATTATCAATGTTAGAAGCGAATGGCCAATGGATAGTAAAGTATTATATGATTACTGTGAACGCAAATATGGTACAGACTTAAATGCTACTCAATTCTACGAAACTACAGAAGTAAGAGATAACCAAGGTAGATTAATTCTTCCTGCTCAATTAAGAGTAGACTCTAATTTCACCATCCCTGATCCAGATACACACAACATAACACTAAATCCTGTTATAGGTATTAGTAATTACTTAGTAGAAACAAGAGAAAATGAGAAAAAAAGGAATATTAAAATTATGAGAGAAGAATATATGACAATGTTTATGATGGATATGAAAGATACTCTTGAGTATAGTAAATCTTCACAGACTGTTAATAAGAGATTAAAATCTACCTAAGTTTAGGTCCACTTGCCCAACCAACTAAAACTAACCTCTCACCTTTGGTGACAGGTTCTGCTCTATGTGGACATCTAGAATCAAAAACTATACTATTACCTTTACCTTTAGGTAATTCACAATGCTTATTGCAGTAATCAACAATAATTAAGCCACCATCCTCATAATCCTCTGGATCAGATAGTTGAACACTCAAACTCAATTTTCTCCAGACTTTTTTATTTGGAGCAATACCATAATCACAGTGCCAATCAAAGTTACCACCTACTCCATATCTAAGAATTTGAAATTCATATAACTCTATATCAAACTCATATTTTTTATTAATAGTGTCAAATATACTACGACCTATAGATGATACAACACTATTTGATTGAGGACAATGAATATCACACAATCTAAAATCTTTTTGATCTAGATAATCAGTTTGATGGGTTTGCCAAGAATCCTCTGGCACACCAGAAAGATAAGTATCTATTTCTTTAATTGCATTATCACTCAGCGAAAGAACATAAAAAGGTTCTTCACGGGAATAATTAAATTCTTCACTCATTAAATCAATGCTTCAAGTTGAGATACAGTAGTAGCGTTGGTAATTGATGTATATGGTACTGAGGGGTTTGATTTAAGTGATGCAGATTCCCCCTTCATATCTGCTATTGCCTGAATATCAACATTCTCTTTATTAATTGTAAGATATCTAGTCTCTAGAATTTCTGTAGTGATAGTCTTAGCATCTGCAAGTTCTGCAATAACACTTTTACTCCCATGATAATATTTCCATGCAGATCTAAATGCTGTATTTGGTAGATCCGCAGCATCAATCAGAGAATACTCTGATGCAGAAATATCTTTTGAGATAATAGCACTATCAGATAGAGCACAATCCACTGTGGGGATTACTACTCTACATTTGCCATCTGCTCCATTAAAGACTATGACTTTATCTCGTGCCATTACTATGCACCAGCAGTTGCGGTTACAGTTTTAGCCCAAGGGTAAGCAATTAAAACCTTTGCTTTAGCATCATCTTCTGTTTTAGCATATACATCTGCTGTATAATTGCCATTAGAAGCATCTTTATAAGTGCAAACAAAGTGATTTCCAGTGTATCCTGCCATTTTACTTGATTTAAAAAAACAAAAAGGAGAGGAATAAACCTCTCCTTTATTTATACCTTATTCTTCAGCTAACTGCTGGAAGTAGGAAAGTGCATCATCTTCAGGAGCAGGAGCATTTGCTACTGCTTCAGGTTCACGATCAACATCCTCTTCTTCAACTACTCTTCTAGTAGGTGCAGCAGTAAGTTTTAGAACAGACTCAAGACGCTTCTTAAGTTCATCATAAGTCTTAAACTTATCAGCAGAAACTAACTCCTGTAAGGAATACTCCTTCTTCCAGAGTGCTTCTAGAGCATCATCATCCTTAAGGAGTGGTTTAGGAGCAGCAAACTCAGAACTATCATAGTTCCAGAAACCTGCTACCTTCTT